ACAGAAAACTAGGGAAAACAATAATACTTCCTTTAGGTAATATCTCAGTGGCTTTTCTTAAGTGTTTAGATTCTTCTCTTTGATGAGGTTCATAGTTTCTAAAATCAAATTCTAGTTCGCCCCCAGAATATTCTGAGCCATCGGTTAATTGACAAGTCATGGATAGTTTTCTAATCTTACCCTTGTTGGGTCCTTCTTTTTTATAAGGTTTATCCCAACTATCACAATGCCAATCGTAGTATTGATTAAGTTTATACTTTGTAAATTGACAAGACTCACTTCTATCCCATTCAAAATTCCAACCTGCGTTTTTATTAGCTTGATGAACAAAGGGGTGTATTTCTTTATAAATCCAAGTATCATTCAACCAAACTAAATCAGAATTTCTTTTATATTTTAAATTTCTAACTTCTTCTTTGTCTAAAGGTTTTTTGTCTAAATTTCTATCTCTGCCATAGCCTCCTGTAATAGCCATGGTATCTTTTTTCTCTAATGCATATTTAATAACTTCATCACAGAATCGTGGTGTTAATGCAGATTTAAAATACCAAAAATAATTAGATAAATTCATAAATAATAGTTTGAATAAAGTTTAAAGAATCTTTCTGGTTGTTAGTGATGTAATACATATTAGTAGAAGGAAACATAATAAATTGATTATTAGTTAAAGGTATGTCCCAAGATCTTCCTGCTCTTCTATTGTCGTCATAGTGAATTCTAACCATACAACCATCAACTTTAACACCATAAAGTAAAGTATAATCAGGTGAGTTCCGAAGATCCACTGGATCTATATTTAATAAAGGAAAACTTACTTGAAGAGGGTTATATATATTACCCCATGTTTTTTTATTAATTAAATTTATTTTAAATTTTAAATTTATGTGTTCTCTAACATAAGCATTTAACTTATCCCAAGTTCTTGAAATCTTAAACTCCTCTTTAGTAAGAGTAGAATGTAAAATGTGATGAGCCAACTCATCTTGATCTATCTCCCAATGTTTAGGCATTGAGACATCACCATAATATATGGACTGTTCTGATAATACTTTCTTTTGCATACCAATTCCTTTTATAAAGGAGGATATATTAATGTCAATGTGATTAAAAAGATTTGATTTAGATCAATTATGCTTCGGGAGTTTTATCCCAGGATTGGCCGACTTCATTCCATATATAACGAGTACGAGCTGCTCTTTCTTCATCAGTTAAATCATCTGGAGCGTCACCAATTGGTGAATGCCATTGAGCATCGGTAGTATTTAACACCCACGATGCATAAGGTTTTGGAGATAAAAAAATATTATTTTCTGTATCCCAAGTATAACCTATACCTGCATAGTTTCCTCTTAATGCTTTAGAGTCATCACCTGAGTTATGTTTTCCACCTTTAGTATTATAAGATGTTTGAATCCACATTTGAGCAGGCCAGTTACTGTGCTTTTCTAAATATGCTTGTCCTACTGATTCATCTTCAACACCATCCGCGTTCAGCATGTCACTATTATTAACTACATGAACTGTGAGAACTTGGGATGTATCTGATATTTTTGCAAAATGTGCCATAATTATTGAAATTTGTATCTTATTACTACTTTACCTGAACCGCCTGCACCACCAGCAAGATCTCCACTACCCGGAGGTCCACCTCTTCCACCGCCACCACCGCCACCACCGGTATTAGCTGTTCCTGCAGTTCCTGCAGAGGGACCTGGACCGTTTCCCGGACCTCCACCACCTGAACCACCAGCTCCACCAACATTGTTTTCAGCTCCACCGCCGCCACCTCCACTAAATGCAACTGGACTTGCTGAAATACATGTTGCTGTTCCAGCTCCTCCGGCTCCATCTCCACCACCAGGGGTAGCGGGAGTTTGTCTGCCATGTACACCTGCTGCTGTTGCTCCACCACCTCCTCCACTACCGTGAGGATTTCCAGGAGTACAACCATCTCCACCATCAAATCCTTGTGCTGGACTAACTGGAGGATAATTTCCTGTTCCACCAGCGGCTGGACTAGGTGTCGATCCTTTACCTCCCCCACCAGAACCACCAGTTCCACCTTCTTGGCCACTAGGACTGGAGCCTGGATGCTGCCACACACCTCCGTAACCACCACCTGCTGATGTTATTGTTGAAAAAACTGCATCGCCTCCGTTAGTAGTAAAGGCTGGCCAAGCTACACCCCCACCACCTACGGCAATGGGATAACCTGCTTTTGAAAGAGGTAAACTTCCTGAAGCAGGACTATTAGGGGCCGCTAAAGGACTAGCTGTATGAGGGCCAGATGTTGTAGCACAATTAGATTCTCTATAACCTCCACCGCCACCACCTGCACCTTCGTCTTCTCCTCCGCCACCGCCACCGGCAGCTACTACCATATAATCTACTAAATTTGAACCACAGGCATTACCTTCATTAGACACACAAAATGTACCATCTCCTGTAAATGTATGTACTTTATAATTAGTATCAACAGTTGTAATTGTTCCACCTGTTGCTATAATCCAAGGTGTAATTACACGCTTTTCGCCACCAGCACCAAATCCTAAAACTTGATAACCAAAACCTTTTATTTTCTTTGATTGTATATTTCTTGAATTTTTACCCGGAGTAAGATTATTTTTTAAATCTCTCATATTTTAATCCTATGCGTCGTTAGCCGCGTCAGTAGTGTAGAATAATTTAATTCCCATTAATCTGGCATCGCCAGTAAAAGTATCACTACCATCGGCTGCATCTCTATAAACTTGAAAAAATGTATAATCATTGTCAGCTGGGGATCCAGCAATTGTTACTGCACCACTTACGGCAGTCATCTGTACGTCTTCCACAGTTCCGATTCCAGCATCTGTGACTTCTGCCGCTGTTCCAAAAACTACATCGGCTGTATCACCTTCAGTACAACTGACACCTTGAAGGCCAAAAATACAGTTTCCTGTATTCGTACTACTTGGAGTCCAAAAAGCTTGAAAGGTTACTGTACCTAAATTCCATGATTTTGGCATTGCAATACTGAACTGTGCATATTCGGCTGTACCTGCATCAAAATCTAAAACCTTTAATTCAGGTCTAGTTGCTGTAGTTTCAACTGCGTTTGCGTCAGCTCCATTTGTAGTTGTTCCAAACATCGCTTGTGCTGGGATAAAAATAGTTTCTGTACCTGCAATTTTAATTGCTGCTGTTCCTGATTTAAGTACTCCTGATCCTTTAGGGTTTAAATTTATATCAACATTAGATTCATCACCTGTTGAAGATAAAATAGGTCCAGCACCTGCCGCTGCATTAGCTATCGTGAATTCATTTACCGCAGATCCTGTAGCTGTTAAAAGAGCTAATTG